GGTAGATATGTTCGTAGAATACAAAACATAGAAGGTAAGCGTGTTGTTGAAGAACGTATTGCACTTACAAAGAACTTTTACAGAACGACGTGGATGTCAAAAGATGTATGGGTACGTGGGATCATCGACATCGGTGTAGTTGGATCAAATACTGCTTACCTACTTGATTGGAAAACTGGTAAACATAGACCTGACAGCGATCAGTTGAAGTTATTTGCGGCTTTGGCATTTGCTATATATCCTTGGATATCTAACGTAGTAACTGGTTTTATATGGTTAAAAGAAGAAAAATTTGACAAAGAAAAGTTTACACGTGAACAAGTACCTGAGATATGGAATGAGTTTCTACCGCGTCTGTCAAGACTTGCGCACTCTTATAACGACGACAAATGGTTGCCTAAACCATCAGGACTTTGTAAAAATTGGTGTCCAGTAGGACGTTCATTGTGTGAGTTCTGTGGAGTATAAGTATGGCAACAACGCCCGAAGGAAAAGTAAAACAAAAGGTAAAAGAATATCTTAAATCTATTGGCGCTTGGTATTATATGCCAGTATCTAATGGCATGGGTAGGTCTGGTTGTCCTGACATACTTGTGTGTTTTGATGGTAAATTTTTCGCGTTCGAGACAAAAGCGCCCGGGAAGATCAACAACGTCACACCAAATCAACAACGCGAGATTGAGGAGATAATACGTGCTAATGGATCTGCTCATGTGGTAGACTCGGTTGACCAAGTTAAAGTGATAATGGAGAGCTAAATGACCAAGACATCTAAAAAAGCACTAGCGACAAAAGCCAAATACAATAAGAAACCTAGTGTTCAAAAGAAACGCGTCATCAACAACAAAGCGCGACGGCAAGCTTTGCGTGACGGACGTGTAAAGAAAGGCGACGGCAAACAAATAGATCATAAAGTACCTCTCGATGCAGGAGGTAGTACAGCAAAATCAAACACAAGAGTAGTAAGTGCTAAAGTCAACAAAAGTTGGCGTAAAACACGACCCTCTATGTATACAAAGAAAGGTTAAAAATGTTAGTATGGCAGGACAAACAAACGTTGATTTTAAAAACTAAGAATCCAAAACGTATACTAAATGTGCTACCATCTGCAAAACAGTTCAAAGTAAAAGGCAAACCCCTTGTAGCCGTTCCGCATAAAACGCGTGAAACAGTTACATTACGTCATTTAGGGTTCAATGCACCTGCTCCCATACGTAGTTACTACAAATGGTCGGGGCAGTACAAACCATTTCAAGCACAGATGGAAGCGGCTGCATTTTTGTCAACACACAAACGAGCATTTAATTTAAGTGAATTAGGAACGGGTAAGTCGTTAGCTTCTCTTTGGGCATACGACTATCTAAAGAGTGTCGGTCAACTGAATAAAGCGTTAGTGGTTTCTCCGTTGTCTACGCTGGAACGCACGTGGGCCGACGAACTCTTTAATCATTTTCCTCATTTAACTTTTGGCGTGCTACATGGAACTCGTAAAAAACGATTGCAGTTACTAGAGCAAGACTATGACGTATATATAATTAATCATGATGGGGTAAACATTATTGCTCCATACATAAGACACCGACGTGATATTGATTTAGTAATTGTTGATGAAGTCGCCCAGTGTGCCCGCAACGCAGGAACGACAAAGTGGAAAGCTATCAATATGGTAGTTAATCGTCATGCAGAACCACGCGCATGTTGGGCAATGACGGGAACGCCTACACCTAACAACCCTACAGATGCTTGGGCGCAGTGTAGACTAGTATCGCCTGATAACGTACCACCTTATTTTGGTAGGTTTAAGAACCAAGTAATGAAACAACTAACACAATTTCAATGGATACCTAGACCTGAAGCAACAGATATTGTTAGTAAAGTTATGCAACCATCAGTACGATTTACGCGTGATGAGTGTTTAGACCTACCACCAGTTATGTTTGAAACACGTTCTGTGCAACTAACAACTGAACAGAATAAAGCATATAAAGATATGGTAGTAAAACTACGTACAGAAGCAGAAGAAGGTGAAATTACAGCAGTTAATGAAGCAGTAAAGATGGGTAAGTTGATACAGATAGCTTGTGGTGTAGTGTATGCTAATGATGGTACAGAAGTATCCATACCTTCATCGCCACGTATCGACGAGACACGATCAATTGTTCAATCAGCAGAGGGTAAAGTCATTGTATTTGTACCTTACGTATCATCTGTAAACATGGTTGCAGAAGAACTTAGTGCTCATTTTAGTGTAGAAGTCATACATGGTCGTGTGAAAAAGACTGAACGCGACAGAATATTTAAAGCATTTCAGACAAAAAAAGATCCAAAAGTATTAGTCGCACAACCTGCGGCTATGTCTCATGGCTTAACTTTGACAGCCGCGAGTACAATTATTTGGTATAGTTGTGTAACAAGTAACGAAGTATTTGAGCAAGCCAATGGTCGAATCAATCGACCCGGTCAAAAAATGAACAACTTTATTATAATGCTAGAAGGTTCACCAGTTGAGCATCGCGTTTACAGTCGGCTGCAGAAGAAACAACGACTACAAGGTGCGCTACTTGATGAAGTAAAAGCGCATCGAGAAAAACTTATAGCTTGATTTTTATAAAAAAGTGTTTATGTGTTTACATGTTAATACATATAACTTAAAATAGGTGAATAATGGTTCTTCTTGATACAACACAACTATCTGAAAAACTTGGTCTTTCTAAAGGCGCATTACACCAACTGCGTCGACGAGAGGCTAGTTTCCCCGCTCCTATTAAAGTATCTCAAAAGATTCTAAGATGGGACGAATTAGACATTGAAAGATGGCTAACAACAAAAAAGAAGGAGAGTAAGCATGAATATGCAGGCGAAACTGAAGGTGTCGGATCTTGATGATGCGTCACTTCTAAAACTATTTATTGGACTACGTGATCGACGAGCAAAGCGTAAAGCTGATTACGAGGCTGATGATTCAAGCGACAAGGACAAACAACTTCTAATTGAAGTGGAGTTTCTACGTCGATTTAATGAACGTGGTATAGATAATGTATCATCACGTGAGTATGGTACTGCGTATCGTTCGACACGATCATCCGTGACCGTCGAAGACCCCGATACGTTTATGAATCACGTTACTTCTAACGAAGCATGGGAACTACTTGATATACGAGCAAAGAAAAAGAATTGCCAAGAGTATCAAGAACATCACGGCGAACTTGTTCCCGGCACAAAATACAGCGAAACGCAAGTTGTAAACTTTCGGCGTAAGTAATGTTTGAGTTTGCAGAACCCCCTATAGACGCTGTTATTGTCGAAAGTTTTGACAAAATGCGAGCGTATTATTCAGATGATGAAACAATTATTTGTACATCTGGAGATGGTATTACACCAATAGAAAACAGTTCTGTACCACAAGCAAAACAATGTGCTGTATGCCCCCAATCATCTTGGGGTTCACGAATTACACCTAATGGAAAACGTGCTAAGGCTTGTACTGAGTATGCGACCTTAAAACTTATTACTTTAGAAGAGCCTAGTCGTTGTCTGTTACGTGTACCATCGACTTCTTTACGATCTTTCAGAGAATATAAGAAGTCACTTTCTAGTAGAGGGTACGGTCTTAAGAACGTTGTAACACATATAAATGTACGACCAACTGAGAACTATGATCTACTAACTTTCAAGGTCGGTCGCTTTCTAAAAGAGATCGAACTTAATTCAATCGTTCGTGTGTCTAAATCTGTTCGACCGCAGTTTGAAAAGACAAACGGATATATTTATTAATCACTAAAATGGAGACTATCATGGCTGATAAACCTATCACTTATATTGTCACTGGAGCTACCGCTCTATATCCTAGACTAAATCAAACTTACAAGTTTGTAAAAAACGGAGACAAGCAAGAACGTATTGCTTGTTTACCAACTGACGACGGTGCTGAATACACCTTAAACCTTGCTCTAACAAAAGAGCAGGCTGTCCCTTTGTACAACGCTATGAGAAAAGCATACGCAGACGGCAAACAGGACAAATGGCCTTCATTCCCATCGCATGACGACGTCTTTGAAATAAATGATGATGGTGAGTTTGTTGTTAAAACTAAACTTAAAGGTGCGTTCAACAATGAGCCTACATCTATTACTCAATTTGACGCAAGCAACAACGAGTTGCCGAAAGACTTCATGCTAACGACGGGGTCTAAAATTAACGTGTTTGTAACTCTTGTTGTGTACGATCCTACACGTATGGATGGATCTGGGGTATCTCTACGACTACGTCAGGTACAGGTTATTGACTTAGCAAAAATGAAAAAGCGATCTGCTTTTGATACTGTTGAGGGTGGTTGGATTAAATCTGAGGGTTTTGCAACTGACTTTGAAACTCCTACAGACAAAGCCGCTGAAGCAGAGGAGTTTACTGCACCTGAACCAAAAAAGTCTAAAACTGCGGTAAAAGCAAAACCGCAAGCTGAGGCTAAAAAAGTTGAGGACTTCAACAACATTGATGAAGCGTTAGACAATCTTGATTTTGCAGACGCTTAAACTTTAAACTTCTAGGTAGCCGGAGTTTTTTCGGCTACCATTAACACATAAACACATTATGGAGGTAATGATGAACACCTTAGAGTTTTTCGAGTGGCTATTGCCCTCGAAAGGGCACATTGTGCTTGGTGTTCCAGAAACAAATGAGCATGGCAGAGCTTGGTGGAAAAACAGAAAGTTTGCAACAATTGCAGAAGCGGCTTCTGAAGCTGTTAAACTTGATGCGGACAAAGAAGTTTATGTTGCGATCAACTCATTTGGAGACTGGTACAAAGATAAACAAGACCGATTTAGAATACGTACGCAAGACAACGTTGCGTGGTGCAAGTCCTTGTATGACGATTATGACGTTGATGCTAATGACCCAAAAAAGTACAAAGACAAAAAAGAAGCCATAACCGACGTTGCAAAACTGGCCCAGGCACTACGACTGACGCCAACGGTTGTAGACAGTGGCGGTGGGTATCATACATATTTTCATTTAGATGAAGAAGTAGATAAAGCTACATGGGTAGAACTAGCTACTTTAAAACGAGATATAACCACATTTCTTGATATAAAAATAGATCGTGCTGTTGATACAGATTCTGCACGTGTACTTCGACCAGTTGGCACACACAATAAAAAGTATGGCGCTCCTATACCCGTAAAAATGCTCAAGCAAGGGAAACGTTACTCAGTTGAACATTTACGTGCAACCATGCTGAAATTTATAGAAGATAACAATATTCAACGAGCCGTTAAAAAAGGCGGATTTGGTGATTTTGTTGAATATGGAGAAAAGCTAGATCGTAATGAAGCACGTGAAGCAGTAATGAACGGCAAAGAATGGCATAATAATATGCTAAAGCTTGTAGCTTCATGGGTCACTAAAGGTAACACAGATGCTGAAATACATGGACTAGCTAAAGAGTTAATTCTTGATGGTTATTCTGAAGAAGATACGCGTGTTGAAGTCCAAGCAATGATTGATGGTGCAAGAAGTAAAGGCTTCTGCCCACCAGAGATTGAACCTTCCGTCGCACAGAATGTGGCCGCAGCAGATGACGACGACGATGACGGTAAACAAACCAGTAACGCGACAATGATTGAAGGTCAAAGTATACCTTACTGGAATAACAAACTGTTTCGATGGAACGGCGTCGCACTTTCCCGGGCCTACACAGACGACGACGGTGTAATATCTTGGAAACCTTTTTGCAAAAGTTTTGTATATCCAATAAATCGTATCAAAGACAGTGAAGGCACATGGGTTATTCATTGGAAAGCAAAAGAAAAGAATGGTAGTTGGCGTGAGTTTTTTATGCCTACATCAGAGCTAGCATCACCTTCTGAAATGTCTGCAACACTTTCAAGCCACGAAGTATTTTTAACAAGAACAAGAAATGCGAGGTCAGATATGGCAGAGTTTGCCGAAACACTTATAGAAACGCTACAGAAGTATCGTGTAGAAACAAAAACCTACGGACAATTTGGTTGGACAGAAGATCGTAAAGGTTTCGTTATAGGAACAAAAATGATTACAGAAAAAGGTTCTCACGAAGTTCTATGCGACCCCAATATACCAACAGATGTAGCAGTTGATTTTGGGCGTAAAGGTACGCTCGAAGAATGGATTTCTAATATTGACACGCTTTACAATAGGAACGGTGCTGAACCTTTCCAGTTCGCATTGTGTCACTCGATGGGTAGTATCCTTGTTGAATTGATGGGTTCATCAAATTGGCATGGACTACCCCTCGCGTTTACTGGACATGGCGGTACTGGTAAGTCAACAGCGGCTAAAATTGCTTGTGGGTTCTATGGAAAACCTGAGTACATGGAACGGCAAACTGGAGATCAAGGTTCAACCCTCAACGCAGTTATCAAACGAATTGCTATCATGGGGTCTGTTCCTCTACTCCTTGACGAGTTTTCTGGTAGAACGTCGGAGGAGTTAACACGTACTGGCTACGCACTCGCTAACGGACGAGACAAAGAAAGACTGTCTACTAGCGGCAAGTTTGCTACAGTAGGTGGTCAATGGTTCAAAAACTCTTTTATCACCTCCAATGACTCAATTTTGGAGTCTATAGCCAAACTTCCAGCGGGGTATAAGGTTGAAGCCACTCAGTTACGTTTCTTTGAGGTATCACTACCCCAAGACTACAGAACATCTGTATTCCCTGATATTACTCAGGAGTTTGTAGAAAACCACATGGATAACGTATATGGAGAAGCGTGTTTACCCTTCATACGCTTTGTTATAAAACATCGTGACTGGGTGCGTCGACAACTGGTAGCTGCAAGAGCCAAGTTCAACCCCAAAAGTGATGACGACAACAAAGAACGTTTCTACCGCGACACGATTGTTACTGCGCTAGTTGCAGGAAAGATTGCAGAAAAAATTGGATTGGTTTCAT